CTTATGGCTGCACAGCAGCTTCTTGGTCAGCAACAAGCCATGCAACAGGCTAGGACAGCCGAGGAAATGCAACGCATGGGAATGGGTGGTCAGTTTGCAGGACAAACTGAAGCATTGGCTCAACAGCGTTTGGCTGAACAGAGGGCTAGGCAGCAAATGGGTGTTGGTGCAACCAGCACCGCCGCTGGTTTACAAGCCCAGCAAGCTGGTTTGCAGCAGCAAGCTTTGCAGGCTGCTGGTGGACTAGAGCAGGCTCGCATGGGTCAGCAGCTACAAGGAACCGGACTAGCTCAGAACATTGCTCAAGCTGGCTTTGCTTCAGGTATGGCTGGAAGAGAGCAGCAGCTTCGGGAGCTTGGTGTTGGAGCACAAGAGGCAGCTCGTTTTGCACAGCAGCAGGCTCAACAGGATGCAATGCGAGCCCAGGTTATAGGGCAGCAAGCAGGTCTTGCCGGTCAACAAGCAGCCTTTGCAGGTGCAGAAGCCGGGCTTGCTGGACAACAATTTGCACAACAAACTGCTCTTGAGCAGCAACAGTTTCAGCAACAGGCTCAGAGAGACTCAGCATTGGCTAGTATTTTTGGAGCACAAGCTGGTCTTGAACAACAGCAATTTGCTCAACAGCAAGCATTGGCTGGACAAGCCGACGCTCGTTTAGGTCAAGCATTTCAAATGCAAAGGGCTATGGGTCCAGACGTTGGAGCGTTCTTTGGTCGCCCTGCTTCTCAAGCTGAAGGACTGCAAGTTCTTGGTATGGGTCAACAGCAAGCAATGTACGGAACCACACCACAAGCAACCGATCCAATGATGGGTGTCAATATGGCTCTACAGCAACAGGCCAATCAAGCAGGTTTGGATGCTGCTGCAATGAGTGCATCAGCTCAAGCTCAAGGTGGATTGATGAGTGGTCTTGGATCTATAGGAGGGGCCATTTTTGGTGGTCCCGTTGGAGGCTTTGGCTCCGCACTAGGGGGAGCATTGTTTGGACAGAAATCACCTTGCTGGGTAGCCAGAGAGGTTTACGGGCAAAACAATCCAATGTGGTTATTGTTCAGAGGTTGGCTTTTTGATGAAGCTCCTTCTTGGTTCCGCAAAATTTACATCAAGCATGGTGAGCGGTTTGCTGAGTTCATTAGCAACAAACCATTTATTAAGTCTTTCATCCGCAAGTGGATGACCTCAATAGTAAGGAAGCATTACAAGTAGATAGGTAACAGTTATGGCAGTATTAGGTAGCACAGTTGATCCCCGATTGGGGGCCGTAAGCCCTGCGGCAATACAGGCACTCTCACAAGCTGGAGCGGCGACGGGACAGATGTACCAAAATCTTGGTCAGTCTATTAAAGGAGTGGTTAGTGATGCACAAGATCGCAAAATATCTAACAATCTTTATGAAGCCTTGGGACAATCTGTTTTTGACGTATCTCAAGCTACTGGAGTTGATCGTCAGGCTATAGGTTCAATGTTGGAGGCTGCTAGGGCAAATGGTCTTCCTGCTCTGCGTCAACTTCAAGACACCTTTACTGGATTCCTAAAGTCCGATTATACTGCGGATAGACAAGCCATAGCGGCACAAAAAGCTCATGAAAGACGTTTAGAAGAAATGGATTTTGATAGTGATCTTACCGAAGAAAGAATGGAGTTGTCGGATAAGTTTTTAAAAGAAAATAATAAAATTGCTAACCAATTTAAATCGTATCTCCAAGATGATACACAAGCCCACAGTCTACTATTTCAAGGACGAGGCTTTGGGCAAGAGACCAAGGAAAGGCGCGGAAAGGAAAAATTCCTGACCAGTGAAAGGCTAGGAAAAGAAAAATTCCTAGATTTCCAAAGAAGGAAGGGTGAGGATTTTACAGACTACCAAAGGAGGGCTACCGAACTATACGAAAAGATGCGAGATGAACGACGGTCTGATTTGAAAATGGAGGAAGATGACAACCTCTACGCCAATATGCTATACTATCAAAAAGAATTTGATTTAGCCAAAAGCCAAAACAATGTGGATATGCAAAAAGCTATATTAAGAAATAAAGCACTTGTAGAAGAGGAAATCATAGCAAGAAAAACAACCAAAGCAAATCAGCTAGCAGATCAGCTTAGAAGTGCTATGAGTATAGAAGATGGTAAAGCAAGAGATGATAAAATTCAGTCAATTCAAATGGAATTTGCCAACAATGACTTGGCTGTACCAGACACATCTAAATTTGTATTCTCTTTAGAAGATTTAAATAATAGAGTTCAAAACGGAGAATGGACTAAAGAAAATATACCCCAAATGTTTAGGGGTGTCTTACAGGATAACGAAAGACATAGTGCCGAAGATCAGTATGCGTTTTTCTTATTGGCTTCTCAAGGTCAACTTTTCCCAGACAGCCCTGATAAAAACAAAAGATACTTAAAAGAGTTTGATCAAAAATATGATATTCAAGACGGATGGGTTAAAGGAATTTTAAAAGGTGCTAGTCTTTTTGCTAGGAAACTCGCTAACAGATTTGATCTTGATTTAATGGTTGATGACTTGAAGGTCTTGGAGGATCAAGTTGCCAAAACGGGAATTGTGGGAGGAAACACAGCAGATGGTTTTCTTAATATAGAAACACTCGGGGGAACAACACCTGCAGGAGCCCGATAACCTTTAAGCTAATGCCATTTACTGTAGTTAATGTATCTTCTACTGGGCAGTCTGTTAGGGTTGAGCATTCGGAGGATGCTACTGAAGAAGAGATCCTACAACTTGCCAGAGAAAAAGCGGCGGCAGAAGCTGCTTCACCAGAGAAGTCTGGTTCTCTTGCTAGGACCGGTGTAGGTCTTGCTTCTGAAATAGCCATTGGTGAAGGAGGCAAGCTAGCGGGTGCTGCTGCTGGAGCCGCAATAGGTTCTGCCGTTCCGGGTATAGGTACGGCAGTAGGTGCTGCTGCGGGATATGTAGTTGGGGCTGTTGTTAGCGGTCTTTCAGGTTCATATGTAAGACAAAAGGTATCTAGACCAGGAGAAGATCTTTCTCAAGGAGAACTGGTTGCCGACACGCTTCTTAATCTTGTTCCTTTTGCGGGAGTAGGAAAAGGAGCAGGAGCGGTTACAAGAACCGCACAGCATTTAGCACTAGGGGGAACGACAACGGCAGGTGCTGTAGCTGTAGAGTCAGTAATTGAAGAAGGAACCCTTCCTACTTTAGAAGAACTGGGCAAAGCCGGGTTGACGGGAGGAGTGCTCTCTCTTGGATTTGGTATGTCAGCAGATAAGTTCTCTAAATCCTATGAAAAATTTGCTGGCCGTAAGGTTGATAGGTTTATGGATGCAGTGAAGAAGGGCGATCCAGATGCCGTAGACCTAGCTACAGCAGCAGAAAGAGCTGCTGTAGAAAACATTCAAAAGAGAAATAAAGATCTTAGTGAAAAATCTATTTTAGCCAGAGAGCAGCTTGATGATGAGTTAATACGTCTGCAAAAAGAACAAGACCAATCTTCTGGAAATATGTTTTCAGAAAAGGGAAAGCTTATAGTAGAAAAGGATGTCGTTGATAAAAATGGAAATGTAGTTTCAGAAGGTAACGACGCGTATAGAGCTTTAACTCTATCAAAGAAATTAACTCAAAACAGAATTGATAGTACGCGAACCGAAGTTAATAGCTTGATAGAAGGTGCTAGAACAATTGCTTCCTCGGCGGGTACATCAACCGAATCGCTAATGAAGAGGTTGGACGAGTATCTACACGCAAAATACGCTCCAGAATTTAGGGGTACCGGTAAGAATAAGAAACCAGATGGAGCAGCGGGAGTTAGTATTCTTGGTAATTCATTGACAGACAAAAATGCAAAAAAAATAGTTGATGAATTTGAAGCAGACATTCTACCAATTGCAGCACCACTGGTAGATAACGCAAAACAACTTTCTAATAAAATATTAAATACACTTGAAGAGGGTGGTATTGTAACAGCAAAAAGAGCAAAAGCTTTAAGGGATGAAAATCCAAACTATGTTCCGCTTCAGCGTTTGTTTGATGATGCTGTTGATGCTGATGATGCTGACAATTTCTTTTTCAGTAGGTCGGTCTTCAATCCTAAAACATTAAAGAAGGCCAAGGGAGATGAAGACCTTCAGGTTTCTGTAATTAAAAATTTAATAGATGGAAATGTTGAGGCTGCAAAATTAGCCGAGGCCAACAAGGCCAACTTAGTTTTCAAAAGACTATTGGAAGATCCTAGAAACAAAGAAAGAGCTGGTGAAATTGTTAAGATTAGAAAGGCGACATCCTCAAGAGCAATAAACGTCGGCAAGGATTCTCCGGTAATAACAGTTTTTGATCCCGATAATTCATACAACATATATAAGGTTGTTGATGGCAAAAAGGAGATAGTAGGAACATCAAATAAATATTACTTAGATTTTAGTGATGGCGTGGTTCCAGAGCTGGGAGCAGCAGTGCGTGGAGTCAATAAACACCAAGTCAAAGGGGTATTGAAACTTAGCTATGGAGTAAACAAATGGCTTGGTGCTGTATATACCGGCTACAATCCTTCTTATGCTGCGGTCAACTTAATGCGTGACCGTGTTGTTAGTGCATTGAACACTTTTAAGAATTTAGATTCTAACGCGCTTCTTTCGGTGGCTAATCCAGTCTCTGCTTTCAAAGAAATGAATGTTATCAGGAAAAAACTTTTTAATGGTAAAGCAAGTAATCCTGATCAACAAAAAATGATGGATGATTATGATGCCTTCGTTAGAGACGGGGGTTCTACTGGTGGTGTTGCTACTGACAGTCTCAGGAATCTATCTAAGAATATAAAAACTATTGATTTCTCAAATAATAAAACAATTAAAGAACGTCTGTCCGCTTGGAACGACGTTGTGAGAAGAATGAACGAAGTGGTTGAGGATTCAACTAGGTTCAGTGTTTACCGAGCGGCTAGGACTGCGGGTAGGAGTGGCAAAGATGCTGCGGTAATGGCTAGGAATGCTAGTTTTGATCCAACTAAAAAAGGTTCTAGAGGAGATCAGCTTAAAGCTTTGTATTTGTTTTCCAATCCCAGTATTCAGTCGGCAAAGAATTTTTGGAGGAGCCTAAAAGACCCAAAGGTTTTCAAACCAGTTTTGGCAGGTACTCTTGGAACGGCTGTATTACTAGAAACATACAACTCCATGATCGATCCAGACTGGAGGAACAAAGTAAAGGGCGGTCCTGATAAGAGTGACTGGAGGCTAAACAAGAATCTGGTAGTGCTTAATCCATTTCCCAATGATGATGGGAGTCTTTCTTATGCTCAGTTTCCATTGGCTTATGAAGCCGCACCCATCTGGACTGCCGTTAGTGGTGGTGCAAGAATGCTTACCAATCAGACAATGAGAGCGGCTGCGGCGGCAGGTATGCTTTCCCCAGAGGAAGTGGCTGCAATGCCTGGAAGATTTGATTCTCCAGGTAAGATCATCAAAGGTATAGGTCAAAATATATTAGATAGTTACAACCCTACTGGTGGAAGCCTTATTCCTACCGTACCAAAGAAGATTCACGAAATTGTTTGGGGCAACAAGGATGGACTAGGCAGGGAGATTGTTCCTGGGTATCTATTGGAGCAGAACATGGCGGCATACGCCAAGGTGAATCCTTGGACTGCTAAAACCCTAGGTGGTGAAATTGCAATTGAGCTTTCCAAGGAACTAGAAAATCTTGGTGCTCCTGTATCCCCAGAAAAACTACTTCATTTATTTGAGAGCGGTTTAGGTGGAGGTGCAATGGATCTAAAACGTTTGTTTGAGGTTTTTAGTAAGATACACAATAATCAAGAACTCAGGGCTAATGACTACCCCATCTTCCGAAGATTCTTTGGTTCAACTTATGCAGATGGGTTTGAACAACGCACCGGTATAGAGCCCGATCTGGAATTGTTTGAGTTTGAGCAGAACACTCAGGACTCTCTTAACTCACAGGAGGCTTTTGATATAATGAGTAAGCTTAAAAGAATAGATGATCCGATTAATCGCCAACTTGCTTTGCAGAATGAATTATCTAATGCAAACAAGTCCGTTCAAAGGCGTGTCAAAAAAATGGTCAAAGACCAAGAGCGTGGAATTACTAGATCTGATAAGATGATAAGAAAGCTTGGCGTCCAGAACGGTAACCGAGCTAGGTTTTATGATGCTCAGATTGAAAAGATGCCTCCTGGTTTTATCAATGAGTTTTTGCAGGAGCAAAAAGACAAGGGCATCCTAACCAAGAACGTAGAGAATCAAATAAAGCTTAAAAGCGTATTACAAGCAATCGCTCCACAATCAGTTGTGAATGAAAACTAAAACCATATATATGCTGGACGGTAAGAACTACACCGGGAAGCACAAACACTTCAAAGATGGTCGTTGGTTTACTGGGAGAACACACACTGCATCCAGTGAACCACTGGTTAGGCAGGACCGGGTGATTGCTAGTTCTAGGAAACGCATCTCCTACTAAAAAATAAGGGCCGAGAATAACCTCGGCCCCGACGGGTTTAATGAAAGGTGAAAAAGATAAAACACCATTTCCAGAGATTACTCGTCTGGATTACCGTCTAAATTTTCTTCCTCTTTAGGATTTAGTTGATCGTCTAGTTTTTCACGCTGCTCTTCACTCATCTCGTCGATGGCTTTTACAGCCTGTGCTTTTAGAACATTGGCACATCCCACAACAGTCAACGAAGAAGTTAGTAAATCTTTCACTTGGTCTATCGTTGCTGTGTTGATCAGGTAGTTTGAGTAATCTTGTTTTAGTTTATCTAGGTCCATTATATTTCTCTTGTTGTATTTTAGTTTCAAGGAGAGCCAGAGCCCTCCATGCCACAGCTACATAGTCCTCCTCCAGGAGGTGTCGCATCAGGCAGTCATGGTGATCGTTAGATTTGTTTGGTTCCCAGTGCAGGGGTTCAAGGGGATCGCAATGTTTCTCGTTGCCAGCATAAGATTGCCGTGCCACTGCTGCAATTGCATTTGGGAAAGGGGACAGCACCCCAGAATATATGGGCCACTTCTTTCTCTCGTCACTGTCCTTGGGGAGGACGACAACCTTGTGCTGAGGGTCTGATCGCAGTATCATAGCTCTACAAATTTAACCAAGTGCATAGGAGACATATAGAATGATTGCACCATATCTTCATAGCGTGAGTCTTTTTTAGTTTCGCAATACCAGCTCTTGTGTGAGCTTCCCTTTACAATTGCTGCATGGGTTTCTCTTTTGTTTAAATAAAAATACCTATATGGCCTTGGCTTTGCTCTGTCAAATGAATGTTTAGCACACACAATAAACTTAGAACCGAAGGGCCAGTCTGCTCTTCCGGTAAAATCAACCCCTAGCTTTTTCACTTCAACCCTTTGGCCAACATATAAGTCCCCGTCATCGGCAAACTCCTTCCACTCCTCATGTGATGGAGCAACGAATGTTGGTGGTATGTTCACCGGATAACCCATCGAGCTGATGTGGTTTGCAATTTTCCATACTGGCCCGTGACTTTTGGCTAGGTGCTTTTTGAATCTTTCATTGTCGTTCATTTCTTTTTTCTCTTTGCGTTCTCTTCCTTTGTCTTGGCCTTGTGTGCTTCCTTGCTAACTGCCTGTAGGTTTTCTTTTCCACAGAACAATCTAGGAAGAAGCTCGTTCCAATTGTAGCCAAGATATTTAGTTTTGCGTCCCCACTTTTCGGGGATTACCGGCTCGATGTGATCGACCTGCATCTCCTTTGCCGGGAAAAGATCCTTGGTAATGGCACAGCGATACATCTTCCGCATCCTTCCGGTCTTAGGGTTCTTCTGGCTTTCAACAAACGACTCATTGAGTGTTTGATATTTGGGAGCCCACCTCCTAGTCCCTGATCTAACACAGGACATCATGAACGATCTTAGTCTAGCCTCGGTCCAAACCTTCATCTCATTTTGTTCACCGAGTCATAGAACATGAAGCAACTGATCGCATCATCCAGTGCCTTGGCCTGTGCCTGCTCAGTCCACGTCTTGACATGGGTGTCTCCGTTATTGGTATTGATAATAACGGTGTGGATTGGCGGGTCATAGTCTAGGTAGCTGGCAATCTTTACCATCCTAGATTCCGAAGCTAGCTGCATAGAATCTTTGTGATATGCCTTGCGGGTAATGTCCTGATGCTCTGCCACCTCCCGCGTCTTGTAGTCAAACAGGGCAAGCTTGCCATTGTGTATGGCTAACAGGTCAATCGTTCCTGCCGTGTTAAATTCCTTGTCGCTGTTGGAAATCACTCCCTCAACTTCCACCACTTCTAGCTGTTCGCATTCCGCCCATTCAATGAACGGCATGACAAAGGGTTCCCAACATGGGGGACACTGACCCCCGCAAATGGTAGTTTCTAAATGCTTGTGACATTCAGTTCCCCAAGAAGAACTCTTCACTTCCTCACCTGTCTTCGGGTGAACCCTCATCCCCCAGAGCATATCCATGATTTGCTCCTCACTGAGATGCGGGTGTTCTTTGCTGAGTTCTATTGCTTTCTTGGTTCTCCAAGTTTCAAAGAATGGATCAGGGAAAACTTTCAGCTTCTCGGTAACACTAGCAACGATGGCCTTGCCACTGTTCTGGGATTCCCTCCTTGCTTGGAAGGGAGTGGACAGGTCATCCCGAAGGAAGCCTGAGTCTTTTTTTATTTCATAAAAGTGTGCCATAATATAAAGCGGGGGCCGGAGCCCCCGCAGTTTAATTAGAATGGTGCTCCTTCCTCCTGAACCAAATCTCGGCCCTCTTGGATAGCTTCCCTCACTTCTAGCAAGTCCTTTGCAATGGAGTATACAATGTATTTGAATTGTTCATTGTATCCATTGCTCTTGAACGTGCTGTCTTGAGCTGCCACTTGGCTTGCTTGGTTGATGCAAGCTTGAATGGCAATCTCTCTTCCTTTGTCTACTCCGCCACTTCCATTGTTGGAATAGTTCGGTCGTTTGTAGAACGTCTCGGTTCCATCACTGGACTGATGTCCGGTGTACCCTTGACTGTCTTGTGGAATCTCTCTTGGTATTGAGATTTTCCATTTGGTGTGACCCTTTGGGGTCTTGTATGTTGAGTCGGTTGCCTCTACTGTGGCTCCCGCCTCTGCCCAACGAGGGGCTTTGCTTTTGCCGTTGGCAACTCCTTTTGTGCCATCGTCAAATTCTAACCAGAATCCCCAGAGATCCCCGTTAGGTGTGCTTCTTGGTTCGTCTCCCATGAGACGCACTGTTTTTATGGTTTTTATTTGTGACATATTATTTAGTCTACGTTGTACCAATATTCATCCTCTGGTGAGAGGGTGGACATTGGGCTTGTTTGGAATAGCCGGGTTTTGGTATCAAACCAAAGGTCGCGGCTAAAGTTGACTCCGCTGTTGCGTTGCTTAAAGCAAGTGAATGTGCTGTCTCCTTGCTTCTTATATTTGTCCTGTTCTTCCGCACTTCCGTTGGACATGACCAGTTCCTTAGCAGTGTTGCGGTGCATACTGCAAATGGTGTGGCTAGCCTGAGACAGTTCTTGACTGCCCAGAATAGATCCCGGACTGGTAGGGGCATACTTAGTGCCCCCATTCTCTTTGGACTTTGCATCGGCATGAGCTATAAGGACAATAGAAAGCTGATGCTTAACCGCTGTCCTAGCTAAGTCCTTACTGATAAGACCTTGCTGTTCAAAGTCAAGCTTCGGTGCAAGGTAGCTGAAACTGTCTATCAATATGGTGGTAATCCCATACTTCTGCTTGGCCAATATTATCTCTGCCTTCAGTCCTTCCCAGTTGTTTCCACAGTCTCGGAAGTTGGTATCATCTATGAAGTAGATGTTCTCTCCTAGCTCCTCTGCAACTTGGGCACACTGCTCATGCTTGGGTTCTTCTCCAAGGAGTTGTGTTCCTAGTTGGAGCATCATGTTTTCAATGGGAACCTCAAAGGATACGGCCATGCACTTAGTGCCAGTGCTGGCTAGGTGGAGCAGTAGCTGGTAGGCTATCTGGCTTTTGCCCGATCCAGGAATACCAATGATGGTGAACAGCTCGCTCTCCCTGAGACTGAGAGGCATATCTTGGAAGCACCAGTTCTTCCATTCCCTCTCCCTCTCTTGTTGGGTGACACAATCCTGCATCTGCAACACAAAATCGTTGGGCCTCACCAAAGCCTCTGGCTCGTTGCCTTTGGCACTATCCATGAGCTTCTTTAGATCGTCCTCAGTGGGGTGATCCTTGACCAGCCAATCGTTTACATCATTGTGTGGCTCTGGTATCTCAATACGGTAACAGCGGTCCGCTGAGAGCCTCTGAGATAGCTTGATGAACATCTGCTGACCTGCGTCATCCATGTCACTGGCAACGTAGATGCGTTCCATCCTAGTCAACATCTCAAAGCAGTTCTCAATCCACCCGTGGTTACTGGCTGATGGTACAGCAATGACAGGAATGTTGCTCTCCTTCTGCATCTGGTGCAGACTCATGCAATCAATCTCCCCCTCGCAGATGATTAGCTCTCGGTCATCCTCCCCTACTAGGTGCAATCCAAACGGTGTGTTGAATACTGGTTGCGTAGAATAGATTTGTTTCTTGTTTCCAATCCTAGTAACACAAGTGTACTTGAGCATCCGGCAACGACCCTCGCTATCATAGAGCGGAGCTCCCCACCAGTGTCCACCCTTCTGCTCGTGGTGGAAGATGTTGTACTTACCAAGAGTGCGTTCGTTTATCCCTCGTTTCTCCACCATGTAGCGGTGTACCTCGCTGCCCCTGAGAGCAGTGTCGGGAACAGTTTGAACTTCCACCCGATCCTCTGTCTTGACTGTTCTGATTTGCTCAAAGCCACAGAACTTGAGAGCCCATCTCATCGTCTCTGAGAATGATCCACCCAGCTTGCGGTGGCACAGCTCTAAGATGTTGCAACTCTCTCCAGTCTGGTGATCCTTGGCAACGTAGACACTACTGTTCTTAGCCTTGAATACATTGCAAGACCTGCCCTCGGCATCTCCTCGCAAGTCTGCCATGACATACCGACCTCCGGCTTCCCTCTTTGCTCCGGGAAACATATCGGCCATGAGCCGATCTATTTTGGAACTGAGTTCCCTTTTTATCTCGTCGGGTGTCTTCATATTTTAATGTGCAAGGGTTCGTTTTGTTCTCTTGGTTCAGGTTTTAGCATCCGGTCAATGATAACTCCGGTGCAACACTGGTTCTCATAGGCCAACCTATGTAGTAAATCGTGGGTTTCAGGCTTGATAGTTGTCTGCAACCTCACCCTGTCCCCCGGCATCCACTTGCGTGGCCTACCTCGCCGTTCTTTTCTGTTTTTATATCTGACAAGGGCAAGATCTCTGTCATTGGGTATGTTTTCTGTCAACTGCTGTTTAGTTTTTTTGTTTTCGGTCATACTTTTTTAGGTTTATCGGTTGATTTTAGTAATGGATCGACTGCTTCTGTCGCTCCGGTGAGTCTCTTTGCAAACTTGGAGTCTGTCTCCTTCCACTCCATCACCTGCTTGTCTGCGTAGATGCAAGACAAGTGATGCCTGTCTGCATACCACCCAATGCTGGGCCAGGAAGCCATTGGTATTTTACTGGCTAGGTGGATTGAAACAAACCTCGCTTCTGCGGTGTGTGCATCCCTCCTTCTGCTTAATATTTGCTCAAGGGGTATGCCGTACCACTCTGAAACTGCGGTGAACACAGCCTCAATCTTCCCCTTCATACTTTCTGTTGGTTCATACTTCATTTCTTTTGAAAACAACTCTAAATTCTTTGGTTCCTTTGTTCTCGTGCAGCGTTGCCCCACCAAAGGCAATTGATTCAGTTTCATCGGCCAATTCATGAAGCTGGTGTGCCATCTTAGTTATCTCTCCTAAGATGTTTTTCTTAAACTGCTTTTCAAACATGACCGCTTCCCTCTCTTGCTTTGCCTTCAACAACATCCTTTCCATGTACCGTATCTTTTCGGCCTTTTGCTTGGCTTCCCTTTGGGCGGCCTTTTTTTTCCGAGCTTGAGCATCAATCCATGCCTGCCTCTTCCTCTCTTTCTTAGCCTCCTCCTCTTCTTTATCCCTCCTTTTCCGATTCTTGATCCGAGATTCTTCCAAAACCTTCCTGTTGTATGCACTTTGATACCTAAGCCAGAGTGGTTCCGCTTTACGTTCAGCCTCCCTCTTTCTTTTCAATTCTCCAGGTTGAAGCATTATCTGGTTTAATAAGCTGTGATCTGGGACAGGGTTGCCCGAACGTTGGCAAAAAGATTTCATGCACTCCAAGAAAAAATAGATGTTTCTATGAGATTTAGCACGCAGTAAAGCCTTCTGATAAACTTGGCCAGCACGAGCTTTAGAAACACCCATTTCTTTCCCCATCTCATGGTAGGTTAGACCTTCCGATCTTAGAACAAGGGCCTTCTTTTCTTGGTCAGATAAACTACCAAGAAGAACGTTCAAACGTTCTCGGATTGAGGATATGTTGGCCGTTTCAAACGGCGTTGGCTCCTCGGCTACCACCTCGGGATAGCTGGGAACATATTCAATTTCAATTTTCATTATTGGTAAATTCCTAGTTAGAAAGTAACTCTTGGTTACACTAATATATCATAAGCTTTCTTTAGAATAGAGAATACTAGGATAGGGTAACGCAGGGTTACCGAGTCGGAACTAAGCGCCCTCATATTTTTAGCAGGATTACGCTGCTGTTGTTCATGCGTCTCTTGGTCTCGATTAGCTTCCCCTTTCTGAGCCTTCTGATGCACCTTGAAACGCTTTTCGGGTGCAAGCCGGTATCTTTGCCAAGCTTATCCAAAGACGGCCAGCATTTGCCGTCGTCGCTAGCATAGTGAGCCAGGGCTAAGAGGACCAGCTTGTCCGTTGCGGGCATGGGGATAGCCCAAACCCGCTTTCCAACTGAGAACGACATTATGCGCCGTGATAGCAATCGTCAAACCGAGACTCGGCCCGGTCTTCTTCATACTGCTCCCTCGCCTCTTGCTCGGCAAGGCCCATGAGATCAAAGACCTTTGAGTCGGGAAGCGTATCTAATATCTCTTTCCCGTCTTCCCAAACCTCGGCAATGAGCCGCTCGCTTAGGTCAATGACAACCCTGTACCCGTTGATATTAAACTCTCTCATCGGGAAAGGTTGCCCTCCCCCGCGTGGAGTTGATCTTGCAAGTTGCTGTACAAGCCGGACATTCTATCCATGCCATCGATCTGTGCCTGATATTTGGCATCGGTCAGGTCGTAGGATATTAGGTTGGGCAGTATCCTCAGCCAGGATTCAGCGATGGACAATTGCATATCCACTGATTCCCGTGCGTCAGGGTCTCCCCAGTTGTCTCGCACATCTTGACGTGCTCCCTCTATCATCTGGAGGGTTTCTTCTATTCTTTTTTCGGTGCTCATAGTATTTGTGCGCTTATTGTTTCTTTTTGGTTTTCAAGGAAGCGAGCCCGAAAGACCCGCTTTAGGATTCTTGCTGCGGGCGAGACAAATTCGTCCGGTAGGTTTGGCCACCGTTCAAGGGAAATGGCCAGCTCAACACCCATGGTATCAAGCATCGCCTCCTTGGGCATAGTGTAGGCGATGCCTTCGGCTTGGGCCCAGTCGCCGGCCCCCATCGCTTTCAAAAAAACGGAGGACCAGCGATAATCATCTAGGTCTGCCAAGGATGGCTGATCCATCTCAATGGCGACCTCATCATAGAGTTTTTGTTTTATCATAGGATTAATTGAAGGTAGATATTCCCCTATTAGCAAGTTCTTTTTTTACCTTTAGCCAATAGCCATCAGTGGCTGCCTTCTTGAATCCGTTTGGTCCGCCGTTATGGATGCGGGCGATGTCTTCATATGTTGGAGATTTTCCTAGCCGTTTTTCGGTAGCGTAGCGAGCCATATAAGCCCGTACTATTTTCCTGGCCAATACCGGGTTGAACGCATCTTCATGCGTCCAGCTTTCCCCAGCAAATTGTGCCGCGTCCTGGACGTAGGCAGCGTGTAGCTGCAAACATCCGTAAGCCAGGCCATTGTCCCCAATGGCATCCGGATCGCCGGAAGATTCCACCGCTATCAACGCGGCTAGTAATATTGCCCAGTTCATACGTAGTCCCTCCATGACCCGCCATCGTAAAAGTTGCATTGGGTGTGCAATGCACATCCCATTGCCCGTCTGGCTCGTTGGATGAGACTGTTGGACCTCCAGACCCTAGCAGTCCAGAAATCAGCTGGGCTGCATTCGCGCCATATGTTTAGATCGGTATCCAATGTTTCATATCTCCAGCTATCGCCTATTTGATAGAGTTCCGAGACCTCGCCCCGTGCTGTTTTAATTGCTTGTGTTTTTGTCATTAGTTTTTGCGTTTGTCATTTTAGTTGCAAGGATAGCAATCAATACGACTGCCCCCGATAAAAGTCTAATTGTCTCGGCGTCCATCTTTGCGTTCCTGTTCTAGTTTTTTGTTTCCAATTTCCACCCATCTCCAGAGAATATAGAGAAGGAAAAAGACCGGCAGCATCATGATGATTGCTTGCATTATTGCTCTCCCCCTTCCATCTCTTCAGCCTTCAGCCTTCGTTCACTGTCAATGTATTCAGACAGAGCACTGAGCACTGAGAACCCAGCATTGCCAGAGAAGAAATGATCGGCCTGATCACCTGACTCCACCCCAAACGCGTCTTGAATGCTCCTAACGGCCACGCCCAGCGCATCCTCCGCGAGTCTGTCTTGCATCCATCCCATCAGGGTGTCCCTGATCTCCTCGGTCCCAATTTCGGGATAGTCC